ATGACCTGTTTGACCTATATTTTAGTTTTATGTAGTATTTCTTAGTATCCTCCAATGTTACACTATCGGGAATAAGTAAGTTTGTAACACCTGATACAAAGTCCATCCTTTGTGCGTTGCCTGTAAATCCATTTCCGGTAACTATTGAAAAATCAGTCTCACCAATCCCCCCTTCTGTAAAATCATCCGCTAAACCGTCTACATCAGTATCTACCCAGTCGGTTGTGTCTAACGAGCCTCCGTTTGTGATTAAGTTATCAAGATAATCGGTAACAAAAACATTGTTAACATCATTATCATAAGCACATAAAGCACCTGATGTTAAATTAAACCAGTCATCACCATCATCTTCATAAGGAATATCATCACCATTTGCATATTTTGTACATGCCCAATTTTGAACCATCCATATTTGTGTACCTATCTGAACAGTGTTATAGACATTTCCATCCTGATCAGTTACAGTGTCACCTTCTGACCAGCCAGTGTCGTTGTCACGGATTAAGCGGACAGAATGCCCTCGCTCCGCATCACCATGATTGTTATATGCCTCACTATTATTATCACGCAATCTAAGATACCAAGCATCACCAATGAATGCATCAGTACTCCACCAGTAACCATGACTATTAATATCACCAAAACCTCCAATAGTGGTGCGTGTTCCGCCTGGTAAAGCAGTAAATCCACTTTCATTAGTTGCATCAGTATTTGGACTATTCCAATGATCAAGACCGGCCTCTTTTAATTTACCACCAGCGACAGATTCTCCACCTAAATAATCAATCAGTGTTACAAACTCATCATTATCCGGAACATGCCATCCATCAGGCGCAATTTCTCTTGCATCTTCAACAGCATAGAAATTATACAAATACCCATACTCAACAATTGAAACTTCAACAGGATCTCCAAATGTTCTGTTTTCTTTAATCGCTCCTTCATCACGCCAATATCCAGTCCAGAATACCCATAATCTAAAAATTCTCAACATCCATAAAGTAGTTGCTTCAAATGGAGTTATAGACGGGTCAGATGAGATGGTATATTCCGGTTTTAATATTGCTATTTTTCTTATATGATAAGGAGCTGCATTATCATAATCCACAACAACACGGTTATAGTCTTTATCAATCAAGTCTGATACGTTTAGGTTTACCGGTGTTCCGCTTGAAAATAAAAGATTGTCTAAATCCGCATCTTTCAAATCTTGCTTGTCTGGTGCAGTTATCGTGCCTGAAAAATCAGCAGGTAGATAATCTGTTTCAACAGATGATGAAAGTGTTAAGTCATTCCCTCCTAATCTGTCAACAAATTTATCTCCTTCCACCTTATCCCAATAAGCTGTAAATAACTGATTCATATAGTCAGAAATTACTCTTCTATGAGTTGCGAATTCAGATAATAATGTTATTGGATAAGACATTACATTAGTTTAATAATTGTCACAACAATAACAGGCAGGGCGAATATCCATTTGAAAAATGCAGCCATGTTCTCTGCCGTGTCAAACTTAGGTACACGTTCAAACCAGTAAAAAAGATCTACACACGTTCAAACCAGTAAAAAAGATCTACATATATAGAGCTTCCCGGTTCACCTATGTAATCAATTCCCAGTTTCTTATATTTTCCGGACACGAGAATTATTATATAATCATAGGCAAAGAAGCGGAATGTTAAAGCAAGCGTGAATAACCTCCAAAATTCAACCGATGAAACCGGGTTGAAATTCACTACATAAATAATCACTCCGAACACTAACCACGTAAGCACCTGAAAAGCGTGGTGTGGCTTCATTTTATGATTCCACCTGAAACCGTCTGCACAGGCTTTCAGGATTGTCAATACACAGGCTGCTATGATTAATATTAGTGTCATAAGTACTTGTTAAAGGGTTGAACAGTCAAAAAAATAAATATTCTATTTCTTGTATATACCTTGATTTCGTCAATTCTCTCAAATCCTATCATTTTAATATAATAATGATCATCACGGAACTTAATAGGAACAGGTTTATCAAACATCTCATAAAGAGAATCTCCCTTCCAATCAAGAGCTGCAACCAGATAGGGGTTTCCGTTTTTCTTCAATTCTTTCAATATTGACACGAGGCCCCAGTAATCATTTTCAAAATCAACCCGGTACTGCTTGACAGTATCCTTTAAAGTTTCAGCATAAATAATATAATCGCCGGTTTTGAATTGAACTTCTTGTGCGGGTAATAGATAAAAGAAAAATAGTAAACTTAAAGCTGTCAACAACTTTGCAACTTTCATTCTCCCTCTATGATAATTTGATCTCACTGTCTCTACATTTGTCTTCATTTTTTTCGCAATTTCCGGATGAGAAAACCCCTGATCAGCAAACATCTTTACTGCTGTTTTTTGTTTAGAGGGTAATTTATTAATTGCGATCATTGCATGATTGTAAAGATCTTTTATTTCGTCGTGAGGATAATAATAAGCATGATGCTCGTCTAATTCGACAATATCATGTTTTGCACTTATGGATGGAAACGATTTATTTTTTCTATAATCCTGACAAGTCCTCCAAACAAGCTTTTTTATCCAGCTATTGAATTGATATTTGTTTAAATCCTCTCCAAAGAGATTAATTTTACGAAAAATTTTTATAAGCACTTCTTGATATGCATCGGAAGCATTATCATAATCGCCACGATAGTAACGAAGACAATATTTCCACATCAACTCACCATACTCCTTGATAAACTTAGACCAAGCTTTCTGATCACCATTTTTTAATATTTGAATTTCCTTTTCGCTCATTCCGCTATCATTATCCAATCTCCCCGGCTGGTTCCGGCTGAGACATATATTTGATTATCGCTTGTGTTGATATAAAAATCACCGGTTTTAAAAGGCGTCGGAAAAAGCGTTGTATCCCCAGCTGAATAATAAACTTTTGAAGTATAATCTGAATCAAAATCATCACAGGTCAAAGTTCCTGTTAAGCTTGCATTTCCATTGCCCTGAACAGTCATTCGGTCATTTTCCGAAGAGTCCTCTGTTTTCAATATGTAATTGTCATTATATACATTAAGTCTTGTATAACGATCTTTTTCATTATGACCGATGTTCACCCCTCCGATATCTCCCTCATACTCTATTATTCCTTGCTCTGATTTGTTGAAAACCAACCTCCCCCGAATGTCATTGCGCTTTGAGCGAAACATTTTATGTGTGACCCCATAACCCAATTATGATCACAACCAATATTATTATTATTCCCTAATACCAATCCGTGCCCTGCTGTGAAAAAATTATTATGACCGATCACCCCATTTAATCTTCCTTCATATAAATAATTATCCTGTCCAAAATTGATCAAGGTATCCTGCATATAGTAGAAATTAGAAGTAAATTCCATCTCCCCGGTTATCGGGTTAACAGAAAGCCTGCCCTGTTCCTGTGAAAAGACAATGGCCGGGAGTAATAATAAAGAAAGCAGCCATTTCCTCCGGACTGCTATAAAAAAGGGAAAGATAAAATTGAGCTTCAACCAATCCCCCCGACTGGTTCCGGTACTCATATATGAATCTCCGGAGCTGGTATCAATGAATATATCTCCTATCTTGTCAGGAGTATTATAATTAGAGGTATCTCCGGCTGCCTGATGAATTGTCGGCACGTGATCACAAACAACCGAATCAACTGTTAATGTTCCTGTAATTTCCATGTTGCCCTGATCATCCAGCGTGAAAACCTCGACGCTTGAACTACTTTGCCCTTTAATAAGATAAGAGGTTCCATCATCTTTTAATGACTGAATCTGTAAGGCTGTCAGGGTATCAAGCTGATCTGTCCCGATTGAAACCCCTCCGATATCTTCCGTCCACGTTTCACCCGGTTCCAAGCCGGAATGAATATACATTGTCGGGGTGCTTGAAAAGTAACCCAGCCCGATTGTTCCGTATTTTGAATTTGCAAGCTTATCAAATCTGTTCCATCCTCTTCCAATTGTAAGATTGTAAGTTGTATCACTCTGCAAAAATGCCCCGAACTGGAATACTCCGGCATGAGTCAGATCATTGTGATAACCAAACGAAATTCCGTTTCCTGAACTAACTACATTTTGATGACCCACAACCCCGTTAAGGGAGTCAGATGTAAACGTGTTATTCGTGCCGAAATTAATCACTGTATCACTGCCGGGGTAAATATTCGAAATATAATCCCACCTTCCCTCAATAGGATTGAATTTTAAGTTTGTCGTATCCTGCGCTGAAAGCAGCACCGGGATAAATAATATTATAAATAATATCCGTTTCATAATTACTCGTTAATAGGTGCGGTTTTATCTGTTATCAAGCCATCTGAATAAGTGTATGAGATTTTGAAAGCAGTTGAGTCCCCTATATTGTAAGATATCGAGTCAATCAAAGAGCCATTATAGCTATAGCTTAATTTGTAAGTCCTGAAAATCATAGCCGACAGGTAGTCCCTCAAATCTCCTGCTGAACTAAATCCAAAATCATCATATTCAAGATTTACAATCCTGGTGAGCTTATCAGCTCCCCAGCGCTGATTATTCATAATATAAACCCTGCTCCCGCTTGTCTTTAAAAGTGTTGTTTGAGTTTTTCCGTATGAAATAGTATCCCCGTCGGGGTAGTTGATCTGAATGTAATTATCCTTGTCAACGATATTTCCGGTTTGAGCGCTGATCGAGATAAAAAAGAGAGCTATAAGACTGAACACTAAAGCTAATTTTTTCATTTTCTTGTTTTCTTTAAAATATAAAACCCGACTCATTTAATAAGCCGGGTTATTACCCGTAATGTTGTTATGATATTATGCTGTCTCTTTAATCTTGAGAGCAAGCTCAAGGCTTTCCTCCGTGATTCTCTCTGCCTTGTCAAGCGTCTCAACGCCCTTTTTAAGAAGCTTTATTTCCGATTCATTGAATTGAACGTCTTTATCTTTTGCTTTTTTCACATCCCAGACAATCCGACCATTGCCGGTGTCTGTCAATCCGATCTTATTCGCCTCATCAGAAGAAATCTGAACCTTTTCCTTGATTCCTTTCATCAAAATCATTGTTGTAATCCCTCCCTTTTCCGGGAGAAACTGATTAATAAGTAACCTCTCTTTAACGTTTAGTTTCATACTTTTTTAATTTATTGTTTAACTCGATTATCGCTTTATGTAAATAAGGTATAAGAGCAGTGTCTGAAATCATATAGACTCCGTGCTTATTCTTAACTGCTTCGGGTATTAATGCCATTACTTCCTGAGATATATAACCTATATGATCACTTTTAACTTTTTGCTTATCCCTTGACCATTTGAACACTCTCGGGCTAAATCCAGACAATTTGCTTAATGCATCTGTTTCGTAATCCCTGATATCCTCTTTCTCCCTTTCATCGCTCACAGAATAAATCCTGAAACTTGTTGAATCATTTAATAATGTTCCTACCGTTGTGCCATTTCCATCTTCCGCCCAAATATATTCATTGTCGGCTGTTCCTGGTGTATCTGCCCCAATACGCATTCTAATACCACTCCTGTTTGAATTATCTCCATCATTGAAAATATTCATCGCATACCCGGAGTTGTTTGTATTTATATTTAATGCTGACCCTGATAATTCTGTCCCTGTCACATCCCCGGAAGGTGCATAGGTGAGGTTTAGCTGTCCGGCATGTTTGAAAAATCCATCCGACTCAATAAATGGCGCCGCCGCCGTATTTGCATTGCTGTCGTTAATAGAAAAATACTTATCATCACCCCAATAAGTCAATATCCCATCCGACCCGATCGAGGTTTGCGCATATTCTGTATCTAAAACAAGTTCATTGATATCGAAGTTGTAAGTAATATCAATGCTCGAATTGCTTACTAACGTGTAAGGGAAAGTTGGTTGCCATGTTGAAGAATCCCCATCATACCTGTAATATGTTTTTATCTCCTGCTGATAAGCATAGTTATCAACGGTATAAGTCACTTTGAAATATACAGATGTAATGCCGGAGGGGATAAAAACCTTTTTGTTGAATGCTGTTAATATTTCAGTACTCGATAAATCGCTGGCATCTTTGCTGCCTGAAAAAACTTGATGACTTGCTAATTCAGTCCCGTCTGATGCATACAATTTAACATTATACGAATATTCAAACGTCCCCTCGACTGAAACCTCAGATTCATAATCCAATTGCAGATCAACCGGGGTGCTATCCAATTCCTTCTCTAAATCAGGAAAATATGTTGACGCCTTCCGATTTATTTTTAATTTGATGTTGTAGTAATTCCCCCCGTCAAGATTAACCCTTGAAGTTGTGCTGTCATTATAGCCCTTAATATAATAACTACTCCCTGGATCCGTAGCGTCCTGATCTAAATACTTCCCTCCTATATCACTGTAATAAACTAAGTAGTATGTATCATTGTCACTATCCCCATTGCTTGTGAGTGTCATTGATACATCAGAATTCGTATATGCATATCCACCATCATATGTCCCATCGCTTCCATCGGTTAGCGCCTCAATTTCAGGAATGCTAAGATTATTAATCGAAACCCTCAATACATCTAATGAATCATATATCTTAAATGACAAATCATCACTGTCAATTTCTATAGTTCCAGCATCTGTGTCAGAGATAAGCATACCTTTTTTAATCTCCCATCCCGCTACTTCACCTTCACTTGCAAACATTTTCCCGTTGTGCAGAACCTTGAAACTTGCATTCTCAGCATTGGCCCACGGAGTCCCGGCCCAAAATCTCACATTTGTCCCGGCGGTCCCGTAACCATTTATACCGGAGTTTACATTCTCGGTCGAGCCATCACCCCCAAGTTCAATCCTTCCGCTTGTAATTAACCCCCCGTCAATAACAGTTTTCGTCTTATCCATTCCGGGACTGAGTTGCAGGTTTCCATTTTTTATAATTATAGTAACCTCGACCCATCCATCCAGAGACGAATCAATTTCCCCGCTATAAGCCTCAATCCCATTCCCTTCACCAATCCCACCTATTCCAACAAGAATATATGCCGAACGATATTTAAAATCTGAGCTTCCAAATACCCCCCGTGACCCTCCACATCTGTAAATAGCCTCCGGGAGATTATTCGTCCACCTATTGCCTTGAGGTTCATCATATGTATAGAGAATAAATATATCACCTGAATCAAGAGCATTGAGAGCATTAGCCAGACTCAGTGCATTTGAAGAATCGTTAAAAACATCATAGGTCGTATGGCTCCCCCATGCTCCCGTTGACCTGTTATATGTCACAAGGTTATAACTTCTCCCCCCTGTCTCTTTCGACGTGTTGTCCTCTTCATAAATTCCAGCCGCAACTGGTTTCGAGCTTGCTGAATTCCCGGCGGCAACAATACGATAAATCTCAGGCCTGTCGGCGATATTGCTGTACCCGGTTGAACCCGATGTGAAAGTTATTTGCCCGGAAATTTCCCCGGTGTCTAAATCAAAGTAAGTAAGTCCATCCAGGGAGCTTATCCTGCCGGTTTTTATAAGTCTTCCAGAAACGGAAGTGGCGCCGTAAAGAGTTGAAAAGGCCCTCTCCCCGTCAATTGCTCCATGGAGCACCCCCAGAATGAAATAATAATAACTCTCTCCCGGATCAACTGTATATTGTGTTTCTGTGATCTGTATATCCGCTGAGGTTGTGCTTTTCGCACATCGAGCATATACATAATAAGAAGTTCCAGCTGTTAGCCCGGTAATATTGCCTGATGAAATGTTCCAGGTCTTTATACCAGTGTCATCAATTGTATAATGAACCAATTCCCCGGACGTATGATCGACCTTTGTATTGTCGGCGCCGGGACTAATATCAAATTCAACATCCTTCAAAGCAAGCTGGGCGGACTTTAATCCTACAGTCAACATCCCGGTTTCTATGCTCAGGGGCTTGATATTTTCAGTATCAAAATACCCGTCCGGATCAAAGATTGAATCTTGCAGCTCTAAATGTCTTTGATATTCCCTCCTGACTAATAGATCTGAATCATCCTTTTTGACAATAACATCTTTTTCAATTGTCTTTTGCGCTTCGGCAACTTTTTGAAAGTAATTGATCAGTACTTTTTGACCGACCTTGACGGTGTACTTATATTCATTGGCCAGTGATTGGGTAAGCTCAAGAATCCTCAAAGAAACGCCTCCGGCTGCAAGCTGTGAATCTGTTATTGTGATTGTATCTCCCACATCGAGCGACACAAGCCCGCTTTTGAGATTATGCCAGTCCATTTCGATTTCATAAAGAACATTCGGCTCTGACATTTCATCCAGGTAATCCTGAGCAGCTGTTAAAAGATCGCTCTCGGCGGATGTAATATAAGCCGAAGGCATCTCTATATCCACAAAGGTAAACTCATCCCCTGCGGAAGGGTTGTAAGACGTAGACGGCCACTCTTCCCCAAATTCATCGGTATAAGTCTTAAATGTTACCGTATTGGTCGAATTGTCATAAGAGCTGATCTCAAATGTCATCCCGGCCAGATCACCGGTCACCCGGAAATAAGATAATCATTAAGATTAAAATCAATTCCAGCATCAACGACCTGGTTATTTGCCGGAACAGAATCCACAGTGCCGGAATAGTGCGGATATATATCATCAAAGATCTTGACACCTTCCCTCACTCCATAGGTCGCTGTATTGTTGTCAATATATCCCGGAGAGGAAAGTTTTAATCTTTTTGCCCCATAATCCGAAGTTATATTTTTTTCCGCCCCGTATGCATAAAGACGGGTAATTAAATTTGTATCTCCGACTTTTAACCTTTTAATATTCCTTAATCCGTCTTTATATTCAAAACTCAGTCCCGTTGAATTTCCGACCTCAGAAATAAGGCTGATCTCTGTCCCGGCTGAATCGAATTCATATTCGATATCAAATTCTTTGCAGATTCTTTGAAGCACTTGCAAACAACTCTCATTATTGAAAAATAAATTTTTATAATCAGTTGAAACCGCTGAACCTTTAGAATACGTCCCTGCACCATGAACCCTGTTGAGATTAGTGATCATATGATCAAGAAAATCCTCCGCTGTGCCTGTAAGGTAAAATTCCCCTTCTCCTTCAAGCAAGTAAAGGGCATTAGTCAGGTCATAGAATGACCCGGTAAGGGTTAGCTCGTAATTGTATTCAACCTCGGAGACTTTTTTAAAAGTTGGAGCTTCTGAAACGGTATATGTCCGGCTATTCCATGTGATGTTATCCCCGATCAATATTTCAACAAAGCTATCATGAGAGAACTTTAAATTGATAATATCATCACTCAATAGTTTTTTTTGCAGCTTTGAGTTATCATCAATCAGAGCTGTTAAAATTGTTGACCCGCTTCTTTGTATCTGAATCTGTGCCATTATTCTACAATTCTTAATGTTAATGTCATTCGTGCAATTTTCCTTTTTACATCTGTTTCGATTTTTACCTTGTCGGCAAAATAAACAGTTTTCGACACACTTTTATAAATAAGAGTTTTCTCTCCGGAACTCATAAGCACATCACGGAGTTTTTCAAGATTGCTGATCATGTTGGCCACACTTGAATAAGCCCCATTTAATTCAATATGCACCTTTCTATTATTCCTGTATTGAGAATATTGCAAAGGAGAATCGCCGTAGGTTAGTTTTTTTTGATCGTACTTCACATCCACAAATCCATGAACTAAGCGGACATAAAGATTAAAGTCATTATATAAATCATACCCGCCTATCCTTGTTCCCGTTCCCCCCGTTGCCGAAGGTGGTGTTCCGGGCGTGACCGTGTTTTGCCAAAAATGAATGGTAATTAAGGTTTTTGTATTTGGCTTATAATTTTTATCCGTTTTCATACCAACAAGCCGGACTGAATACGTTCCGAAAGTTGTAACGAGAGTGATATCAATCCCTCTATAGGTTGACAAAAAAGAATCGACCTGACTGATCAGGTTGCTTCCGGAATAGTATGCACTAAGGACAATATCTCTCCCGTCCCAGTTTAAATCATCTGAATCCGTAAAGGCTTCGATTCCGTTTGAATCCCCCCAGTTATATTCAACATCTCCTTTTCTTGCAGGGATATCAAGGGCGCCGGCACAAGAAAGGATTTGCATATCATATATTGAAAAACTATTCCCGTTAATTGTATATGCCATTATGCTTCAATATTTGTTAGTGAATCGGCTAAGTTTCCAATTCTGTTATCAATAGATTCCAGCTTCTTGTTATACCTTGTGTTTTGCTCAATTGCTTGTAAATGATCAACTGCGGCCAGGGCAATATCTACCAATTTCCGAAGATCCAGCATCATTGTATTCATTCTTCCAGCCAGTAAAGATCCCGTTTCCTCTGTCAGTTGCGCCCGGATTGCACCGGTTAAAGAATTTTGATTTTTCTCAGAGTCCCCAAATACCTCGTCAATGGCACTATTGAGATCATCCCATACATCAGCACTATTCTCGACGACTTGCTGCATGAGATTTTGAAAAGTTATGATCTCTGCTTTACTGAGCCTTGTGTCTTCTAAAGAATCAGATAAAAATTCTTGTGCTTCGGTAAGCTGTTCACTCAAAATATTTGCCTTAAAAACTTCCAGGGTAGCATCTCTCATGACCTCTTCCATGTATTCTCCAAAATCTGCTGCTGCTGTTTTCCCTTCCTGGAAAGCTTGAGCTATCTTATCAGCAAGGTCAATCTCTGTCACAAGCCCGGCAAAGAAATCTTTGTAATCCTGCTTAAGATCGGAAATTGCATTCTCCTGATCTTTAATATTTCCTTCGATATCCTTGATGATAGCTTTATATCCATCTGCCGTGCTTTCCGGAATACCCGACAACATACGTTGGAATTTTGTAAAACTGTTAAATATCTTCAGTTGGTTCTGGTAATTCTGTAGCTGATTTTTTAATACCTCAAGTTTTTCTTTCTCTTTTTTAATGATTTCCTCATATATTCCTGCGGCTCCCCCGGTTCGGGTTGATTGTTCAAGCAATCTTTGTTGATCTTCAATAGCATCATTGAGTTCAGTCATTCTGATCTTATATTGATCAATTGCAGCCGCCTGATCTGTAAACAGTGTGAATATTTGTGAGAATATACTAAAGAAAGAAGCTGCTGAAGCAAGTACATTACCACTTGCAACAGAAGCCGCCATCCTCCCTACTTCAGCGGCTACATTTGAAGCTACTTGAAAACCCTTGCCCAGTTGCTCATTAAATCCATTTACAAAATTACCCAGCACATAAAACGCATCAGCCACATCATAAGTATCATCTTTGAAATCTTCCAGGCTGCTTTCTTTTACTATCTTCCCTAATAGTCTTACATATTTTTCAACCTTGTCAAAACTTTCCTCATCTATCTCAATCTCAATGTCCAGATGATCAACAATTCTTTTATCAAGATCCTGTGATTGCTTTTCAAGCATTTGATTATATTGTTCTTCCCATGTATCTCTTGAAAGTCCAAGAATGATATCCAGATATTGCTTTTCAGCTTCATAATATCTGAGAAGCTGCTTTTTTTGCTCAATAGCTTGTTGATTCATTGATCCTTGCTCATCGGCCAGGTTCTTTAGCTGATCTTTTGTATTTTTTATTTTCTGCTCTAAATCTTCATAATAATTGAGCTGTTCTCCTCCATCGCCCCCACCGCCTTTTTTACCGCCATCTTCATTTCCAGAGTCAATCTCAAGGAGTTCTTTTTGCTTTTCTCGTATCTGCTTAATTACCTTATCATACTCCCCTGTATAATTTTTAAGCTCTTCTTTTAATATTTCTCTTAATTGTTCCCAGCGATTTTTCTGCATTGCGTTAACAGGTACATTCTGCCAACCACCGTACATTTCATTGAGAATTTCTTTTGCCCGCTTGTTCATCTCTTCTTCCATGCTCTTAGTTGGAACCTCTCCCTCAAATCCTTCAATCACATCAGCCCAGTTTTGTTTCATCTCATTCATTTCCTCCCGCAATGTCCGGGCCTGCTCTTCCAAAATCTCAAGGTCAATCTTCGTTTCCATAGAAGCTATAAGCTTATCTATCTCTTCTTTAATTGCCTTATATTTATCCGCTTCATCATCCAGATTACCTAAATGGGTGCTATACTTTGAATCCAGCGTTTCAATGATATCTTTATAGTCAGACTTGCTTTGTTTTGCCAGATCCAATTGGACTTGTAATTTTCCAAGCTCTGTGATCTCCTCTTCATGCATTCCCCTTACTCTCTCATCAATTCCCTCATAGAGTTTAGCGAACCGGTCTGCTTCATTTCTTGTGTTTCTCAAGGCAACTGCCAAAGCTGCCAGGGATCCTATAATAATACCGATCGGATTTGCCCTTATAGCAAGGAATAAGGATTTGAAAGCTTTTGCAGTTCCGTTGACCGCGATATTATAGGCCTTAATTGCTATCGCTCCGGACTTCATTCCGGCTGTGAACGCTGCAATCATTACTACTGCTTTACCTAACTGCTTAGCCCACTCTTCAATTTTTCCACTTTCAAAAGATTCATTCATGAACTTGGCAAAGTCTGTGCTTTTTTGGGACAAGAAATCTCCTATGGGTTTCAGAGCTGCATCTATATTGTTTCTAAGAAGTTGACTTTGATTGACAGATGATTCCATCATGGTTCTAAAAGCCTTCTCTGATATACCTAATGCTTCGGCAAAAGATTTAAGATCCTCGGCTGCCATCTTAGCGTTTATACCTGTCATTCCAAGGATTGCTAACGCCCCTTCTACTCTACCTGTATAGGTCTTTAAGTCATCCCCAGATTCTTTCGCACGTTTAGACATTTCGATAAATGCTTCCTGCAAATTGTAAGTATTCCTCCATCCTTCACCAAGGGTTTCATTTGCTGCTATAAGCGCTTGTCTTATCTGGGTCATTGCCTCAGCTGTAGGAGTCCCTTGTTTTGTTAATGTTGCCGTCGCCGCCGATATCTCCTCAAAAGAAACACCATAAGCCGCCGCGAGAGGTGCGACTTTGGCTATATTTGAAGCCAATTCTCCGAAGGTAGTTTTACCCATTTTTACCGTGTTGAAAAACACATCTGCAACCCTTCCGGACTCTTCCGCTGAGATCTTCCATGCATTCAATACCGTTGTCATTCCATCGGCTGCTGTAGTTACATCAGTAACCCCTCCGATTGCTCCCCTTGCAGATGATTCCAGAAGCGCCATTCCTTCCGCTCCATCATAACCCGCTGAGACTATCTGATAATATGCTTTTGCTAATTCTTTAGCTGATTGCGGGACACGGGTTGAAAGCTCAACAATTTGATTTGCGAATCCTTCATAATCTTCTGCAACAGCCGCCGAAATAGTCTGAACTTCCTTCATTGCCTGCTTATATTCCACAGACATCCTTTTA